TCATAAACCCGCCACGGCATAACGCCATAGGGTTTCCAAATCAACAATAGAGGCATCAGAACATCCCTTGGCTTCCATTTCCGCCTTAAGCAAATGGTATGAGCCCGTCAAGGACATTGGCCGGGGTTGCCGGTAATCCCTCAAAAACTTTTCAACCTGGTGCTGTTCGTCCGGCGTCAGGCCGCCCAGGGGGACGGCGGGGGTTTGTTTCCTTTTCTCGCGGTGAAGCCGTTGCCTATCTGCGTTACTCAATGAATTTGGCGACTTAGGCCGACCGCGACCGCGGCCAGCAGAAGGAAAAAGCTCTATTGTCAGGTTGTCGTTTGAATCTTTCATCTTAATTTCCGTTACTGTAACATTAATTAAATTATAAATAATTTCCGTTACTGTAACAATAAATATTACCCGCCTTCCGGCTGGCCAAAAAGCGGCTATTAGGGTCAAGGATGGCTAGGTTCGATGTTGGGAATTTGATTGACCAATGGAAATTGGCATGAATGGCCATCCTTTCCGGCAGAGTGAAAAGCTAGCGTTGCTACGCTTTTAGTTTTTAAAAGTCACGCTATCGCTATATGAAGATGCTGGCGCACTTCATGGGCGGCGGCTACGCGGATTAGTTTAGATATCAGCGATAAATAAATGGTAAAAAACCGCTTGCCAAATGTGAATGAAGGCCGCCGCTTAACGCTGTGCGCGTTCCGCAAGCTCCACGTGCGCGCGTTGCGCCGGCGGCCTCACTTCAAAATGGAAGCGGCCAAGATATTGGGTTCGGCCTTGTCAGGTTTGGGTGCGTTGACGGGGAAATACAGGGTGCAGTAATGGTTAAAACAAACCCGGTTGGTAGACACCGCCACGGCCTGAAAATCGCTGATAGAATCACGTTTTATGGTGCACTTGACGTGCTTTTTATAGATACGGCAGGTCATGGGCACGGTGCGCAGCTCTTCGGGGGCGATGCCCATATAAGACCAGGTGCGGATGGTGTCGGCATCCAGGACGCGTTTTACGCCACCAGGAGCAAACGCAGCAGTTTTGACAGGAGAAGCGCCACCAGGATTAAGACTGTCAGACGGAACAGGGCGCGGCCTGTCAGGCGGAGGGCTGGCAGCAGGAGCTTTGCCCACAGTTGAGCCAACAGGCTCATGAACAGAGGACGCCAGCCCGTAAACAAGGCCGCAAACGAGGAAAAGAACAAGGAAACCCAAAATTTTAGGGTCTGCCAATACAGACTTACGGTTGGCTTTGACATGTTCGCCCGTCGCCGTGCTCTGATAGCAGCGATAGATTCGCTGGTCGGCTTTGTAGCGTTCGGGCGTGGCTGCAAGGTGTGCTTTGGATTTGCCATTGTTTTCAGGGTCGTGTTTGTGTTCTATCCAGGTGTCTTTCCACCACGGCAGAAAGCCGGACAGGTCACGGTGGCGGTAAGCGAAGTCAGTCACTTCCCGGATCTCGCGCTTAACTTTCGCAATGTTAGTGGTCGAGGCCAATATGTCCCAATTGAAATGCCGTTGTTTGTCGTAAGCGATAAAGACATCTTCAGGACGGCCTTCAGCAATCATGCCCGCATCAAAAACGTCAGCGGGGTTAGGTTGCCATTTGTCGAGGCTTTCCAGTTTAAAATCCCGCCTATCGGGATAGATTTGCTGTATTTCATCAATGATGATCAATGCGCCAAACGGCACCCATTTGTAAAAACACGCCAGCATAGTCCGGGTTTCCTGCCCGGTCGTGTCCAACCATAAAATGGTGGCGGTGGACGGGAAGTCCATATCAGGGAAAGCGTCCTTGACCAAATCCATATCGTTAAAACCACGGATATTCGTCACAACCACCCTGCCCGCTTGCAACGCCGGAATAGCAAAACGCTGGACTAGGGTGAAGCTTTTAAACGAGCCAGGAGGCCCATGGTGTATTTCAGTAGCCATCAGACACCGATAAAAGTCATCACATAACGCGTGATGTACGCGCTCATGATGGTGTTGCAAAACTCAGGCACCCGAAAAAAACAGATGAACCCGAGCAAATCGTCGTCCAACGCACCAAAAGCGGCATTAACGTAAGAGGACAAATTCAACTGGCTGATAATTTCCTGGGCGACATCCCAGGCAAAACTGATCATGGCCAATTTGAACTTAATCATGGCGACCGTGGCATAAATGACATATTGGGCGAAAGCGGCCGTAACAAAGCCATAAAGCTGGTTATAGAGAAAATCAAGGGTTTGGTTAAAAAACGAGATGACGCTATTCAGGAAATCCATAAGATCACCGCTTGTCTAAAATAATGACTAAGGCCAGGAGAAACGCCAAAAACAGGATCGCTTGGGCAATCCAAGAGAGTTGGGCGGCATAAGGGGTCAGGTCGAAGGTATAAGGGACGGAAGAATCCCACAAAGGGTTGGCAAATGAGCCAAAATCAAAGTTAGGGAGCTGGCCACCTGAAACATCCACCGAAGGCACCAGGTTAGTTAAACCCGCCCTGATTTCAGCAATTTTTGAGGAATAATCAGATTGTGCGACATCCAACGCATCCATGGCAGACGTGCCAAAATTGCCAGGGGTTGGGTTGGTCAAGCCATTGGCAGAACCGCCATTGGTGCAATTGCCATTGTAAAGGGTTTGGCCATCGGGGCACGCATGGTTGCCCGTACCATCACCGGAACCGGTACCATTACCCAATTTACCGGATATGCCATCCAATTTTGTGCCAATATCACCTAGTAAAGAGTTTGTGCCATCCAATTTACCGCTTAAATTATCAACTTTAGCCCCAACGCCATCACTTTTAGCACCAAGACCATCAGCATGGGCTTGAGCAGCAGTGATAGAACGGTCAATAGCCTGGACAACCGGGGTAATGTCAGTCACACCACCCTGGCCACCCTGCCCACCGGCACCCCCCATGCCACCATCGCCACCCTTTCCGCCATCACCACCACGACCCCCCTGACCACCCGCCCCGCCAGAACCACCGGCACCCGCTGAGCCGCCAGAAGAACCACCGGCACCACCAGTACCCCCAGCACCAGGCGCACCACCCGCACCGCCACCACCACCCGTACCAGAACCACCAGAAGAACCCGCGGCACCATCAGAACCCGTGGAAGGCGTACCGGGGGCGCCACCACAAGTAGGAACATCCTTGACTAAAATAGAAGCACCCGCACACGTGGTACCGGAAGCCGTACAAATGGAATTGTCAGGAGTATCCTGACAGGGGGGAGCAGAAACGCAAACATTGCCGGAAATATCCAAAACGGTAATAGGAGGGTTACAGGTAGGAGTTCCCGCACAAGTGGTTGATGAAGTGGCAAGGCAGGAATTACCGCTTAATGAATAGGTGGAAGGACAAGTAGCAGTAGCACCACAATGGACAATCACATCATAAGTATTACCAGTAGAGGGAGTCTGATGTGTACAAGCAATATCGGCAGCAGTAGTACCGGAGAAAGAAGAAGAGCAATTGTTATTGTCCGTTGGGAAAAGGTGATACATAACACCAAGGGGCGAGGAATAAAAACCGGAGCCCCCAGAATAACAACGCGGATTAGTGTACGTAGGGGAAACTGAAGGGCAACTAGTTCCATTTGCCCAAAGGTCGAAGGATAAAAAAAGGCCAATAAGAACAAGTAAGGTGTAAAGATACTTTTTCATTATCGGCCTTCAAAGGTCAACGGGAAGAGACATAACCCGCCGCGAACATCAGCACGAACGTGACTGAAAATAACACGGTGGTAAACATGGCTTACTTGCGGATGAACGAAATCACCAGAGCGACACCCGTCATCAATCCGGCGATAGTGATAATGCCGGGGGCGACTTTGGCAAGCAATGCGGTACCATCAGAAATGGCGGTGTCAATGGCAGTTGCGGCCGCAGAATCAGTAGCGAACGCCATTTCAGGAACTAAAGCAGAAACGACAACCAAAGCAGAACCAAGTAATACAGGAACAAATGTTGATTTTTTCATGGGTATAACCTCAATAAAGATAAATAAAAATGCCCAATGGGCGTTACACACTAAACCCGGCGCAATCCCGCAAGCACTTTGCCCAGGACATGGCCTGCAACAAAGGAAACAATGAAAGCGCCCAGTAGAGTTCCGGACAGCACAGGGTCAAATGCCAGATACTGTGCAAATAAAGCGTTAATGTTGAGATTGGCCTGATAATCGGCATTGGTTATCAGCAAATAGGCGCAGCTGTCAGGACTGGACACGGCGTCCAGGAACAGGGTGTTATCCGGGGCGACAGCGACGCAGGAGGCCATGGGCTAACCTATTTGTTGCCAAAAACAGGCTTGGCAGCATCGGCGGCCGGGGCGGCATCGACAGGAGCCGAAACAGGAACCGGCGACGTAGCAAAGCCAACAATAATGTTGCGCCCTTCCCTATCCAAAACGGTGTCAATGTCATACAGGACGGGCTGGCCTTTAAAATCAGCATTGAACTGGTTTTGGAAAGCGGTGATAAAACCGTCAGAGACGGACAACTCAACCGCGCTCAAGCCTACGCCGTGGCATTGGAAATTGGCGGTGTCAGTGGGCTGGAACGGGTTCAGGACAACGGCGCGCGCCATGGAATACGGCTTTTGTGAGGCTTTAGCGATGCCGGAATTGACGAAAATGGCAGAAACTAAGGTTTTCATAAGTGGCCTTTAAGAAGGTAAGGTTAAGGTCAAGAATCAGGCGGCGATCAGGCCGCGGTCATACGCCCATTGGGGAATGCCAACGGGCACGGCTTCAATGACCCGCATCAGCGGCACAACGTTGTTGTGTTCGGGGGCGAGGTGCATAGAATTGATGTCAATGCCGTGTTCTTTGAGAACACGGCGGTGACGATAAAAGGTGTTATGGGTAAGCAGGTTGCGCAAATCCGCGCCTTGACGCCACAACTGGTAAGTGGCCTGGACAGGACGGGGCAACTTCAAAAGGTCGTCATCTAAGAGGGTGGCTTGTTGGGTCATGTCAGTTTTTCCGAGGTAGAAGCCAAAGAGCTCGTCGACTTTGGCAGGGGTTAGATGGTAACCATGGGTGATGCCCAGTTGTTGCAATTCTTTCGATAAAATACGCAGCTCAGCGCGAAGCTTGCCCTTTGAAAATTCTTCCAAGCCAATATCCTGAAGATAAACCGGCAAGGTATGGGTTTTGCCGCCCGCCAGCATTTCCCGCCACTTGTTGTAGAACTTGAACGCCCAGCGGCGGGAAGTCTTGCCGAGGTACACCGTGCCCTTGTCCGAAGTACTACGGCCATGGCGGGAATGGGCACGCATTTCGGCGGCATGGAGCCAGGCTTCCACGCTTTGGTCATTGCCCACGTCATACATCTGGTTAATGTCAACCATCTTCACCTTGTAAGCCCCTTTCTTGATCTGGGCGCGGGTCAAGGCGGGGCTGGAACAGCCATGTAGATGATCGGCAAACAGCTCCAGCAACTTGTCAAACGATAACAGCAGCAACTGGTTCAGGTCACGCGAGCCAAACACGTTATGGCCTTGCAGGAACTTGGCAAGGTTGCCGTCAATGTGCAATTCAGTAGCCACGCCCTGATGGTTGAGGTTGGCGGACTTGATCTTCAGGCTGGTTTCATGGGAACTGCGGACTAACAGTTTTTTGGCACATTCCCAACTGATTTCGCCATCAGCCTCAATGGACATCACCCGCCCGGCAGGAATCGGTTTGTGCAGGAAATAAACGGAACCGCGAAACCAATCAATCATGGGCGACCCCGAAAAATACCAAAAATGGTACAAAAGGACAGTATTACTAACCTTTGTCCTTTCGGTTGTTGCGAACCGTTCGCATTGGGAAAAAAAAGCGGGTTCATTTGGACCACTCCCCCGCCCCAAAACGCGCGGCCACTTGCCGCCGGACATCAGCCAAATACTCTGCGTGGGTCATCTCATCAAACAGGCAAGAAACCGTGGAACGGCTCCTCATCGTGTCAGGGTCAATCTTGGTCTCGACCGAGACATGTTCACCACAGCCACAATGGGTGCGGGTGACGATGGTGTAAGGTTGGTGCGGGTTATTGACCACCTCAATCAACTGCAACAGGTTGCAGATTGGGCATGTATCGCCGATGAACTTGGTAGGCGGCGGCAGGCCGGGACGTTTGATCACCGACACAGGCCGCAAGCCGACACCGCGGCAATGCGGGCAATCCAAAACAACGGAAATGGGCTGGTTCAGGCAATAGGGGCAGCGGTGGCTGGTCATAAAACCCCGCCGGCTTTTCGTAACGTTAAAGCAACGTTTTGAAGCAAATCCGCCGGAACCGACAAACTAACGCCGGCATTTCGTAACACAAACGAAGGATGGGCAACACAACGATTGGAAACCCGCACACGTTCAAAACCGTTTTTTTGCCAACGGTAAAAAGCCTGCCGACAAGCATTTGAACAAAAACGGGGTGCGCGACCCATCGGGGAACGTTTGACCGTATTGTGGCAAGTGGGATAGTAACAAACCGTCATAAGGGTGAACCCCCCAAGTTATCGCCCGCTACGGGGAGGGTTCGGGCAAGCGCGGAGAAATCAGGGAAAAGGTTCAGCAGTTCATCGGCTTTATTGACGGCGATCTCAAAGAGGATCAGGAGGTTTTGCCGTTGGGGGGGCGGGTACTAAAGATAAATCGAGTTTTGCGCGTGTTAGGGTCATTGGCTTGCCTTCAATGAGGTAATTTTTCAAATTTGTATACAAATCCCAAATGATTTGTGAGTTATTTATATACTAACCACAAATGACATGTAAATAAGGGATTTATATAAAAGAAATAAATGGAATAATTAACAAATCACAAAACGACAAAAGGCAAAATAAATGGCAAGTCACCACTCACTAAGGGTTAGAGGTTCACGCTGGGAAAAAATAGAAAAAAAGGCGTGGGAATTTTCGATTAAAGCTAACAAAGTGATAAAACCTACAGATGTTGCAGACGCTTTACTTAGCTTATTTTTAGATAAAATAACTATCGAAGATGTAGAAAAAGCAAAAGAAGAAAGATAA